GTCAATATCAATTACCATTTTTACCTGGAGCAATTGATGATAAAGGTGGTTCTGATTTTTCAACAAAACCAGAATCATTTGAAAATTATCCTGATAAATTAATTGGTGACCAAATATTAATAAATTCTGGAAGAATTATATTATCTGCTAAAAATGCAGAAATGATATTCTATTCAAAAAAGAATTACGGATTTATTTCCGATGGTGGACTTTCAATTGATAATAAATTAGGAATTGATATTAGTGTGGGTGATGATATAAACGTAATTACAAATGATAGAGATGTACAAATACGTTCTGGAAAAGGCGCTATATTTTTAGGAAGTAAAGAACAGGGTTTAGAACCTATGGTTAAAGGGCAAAAATTAGTTGAGTTATTGGGAGAACTTATAGATGCAATTTCACAACAATCTTTCTTAACACCATCTGGTCCTTCAAAAGTTGGTCCTGAAAATTTATCATCATTTGGTACTATAAAATCTAAGTTAAATGATGTACTTAGTAAATTAAACCAAACAACTTAAAATGTCTTGGGATATTTTTAAAGAAAATATTTTAAGGGTAGCAAATAACCCAGATGGTATCCCAGATATAGATACTGTAGCAAGATTGTATGCTACAGAGTATGATGCAGCAATTAAAAGAGGAAATGCTAATTTATATGGTCTATCGGTAAAACAAGGTAATGTTGAAGCAATGCAGAATTTATTTAAAGCTGCATTACAAAAAGGTCTTAATTCAACACAACCATATGATTTAGTTGGTGAAATGGGAAATGGAGTTTTGGCATATTGGGGTAGTGCAATATTAAATAATTTACCAGTACCGGTTATACCAGCTCCCGGTTCAATAGCAAATATAGCTGTTACATCCGCATCAGCAACTAATCCTGGCAAATGGTTAAGACCAATATCTACTGCGAATGGTATTAGTGGTGATAACCCATATGATAAACTGGATTGGAGTAAAATTAAAGGAATAGATAAAAATGACCCAGAAGTTAGAAGAATTACAAACCCAGACCCTAATACAGAAAAAGAAAAAGCTTATTTAGAACCATTATCAGATACGGATTTGGAAGGAACTATTATAAGAACATCTCAATTGAATAATCTTAAAGATGAAATACTAACCAAAGCATTATTAGAACAGGGTATTATTAAAAAAGAAATTGTAAAAGATAGTGACTTAAAGAGTGGATATAATACTTTGGATGAATTATTAAGAAAAGCAGCTGCTTGGGCACGAAAACTTGATAAAAATCCAAGAGTAACATATGAACATTTAATACTTGGTTATACTCCTGGTATTCACGGATTATGTCCGCAAGGAGCACAAGCTGTTTTAGCAGCATTAACTGGTATTGCTGGATTAGGAAGTATTAGTGGGCATGCCGATTGGTTTTCATTTAAAGAACCGGGAACAGATAATACACGTGGTAATCAGAAATCATTTGCAAAACCAATTAATGGTGTAGTATATTATAATGATAAAGTTCATATTGATTCATCATATACTTTAAATCCGGCTAAATGGCAAGTTGGTGATATAGTTGCTATGGGATACACTGGTGGTGCTCCATATGGACATATTCAAGTATACACCGGATTTAAATGGATGAGTGATTTTACTCAAAACAGAATTCAACCAAATCACGTAGATGAATCAACAACAGCTTTGTGGAGATTAAATGAAAATGGAAAAAATGCGGTAAGACAAAGTAAAAATAAATCTGTGTAAAATGTCAGTAATACTTCCTACAAATAATACTTCAATAATAGTAGATGATTTTATAGCATATGCTATTGCTCATTTACAAACTGTTAGTGGTATTATAAATACACTTTCAACATACCCACCTTTACCAACACCTGCACCTGGTGTAATTCTATGGACAGGATATACAGTAGAGCCTCCAAAACAACAACCAGGAGCTGGAGCAAATTTACAAGCAGATGCTCCTTTAATTTTGGCTGATGGAACACCAGTTGATAATAACTATACAAAACCACCTGCAGAAGAATCAGTAAGTCCATATCAATCTAAAATAGAAGATAGTGGTGAATCAACACTACCACCTGGTTCATATGGTAAATTTGTAAACCCATCTGGAGTAGGAAATTACAATCCAGAACAAGGAACACCTATAAATACTACACCAGCACCTGGTGGTAATACAGCTCCTATTGGTGGTGATGATTTAGCATATGGTGGATATGTTAAACTTAAAGTTGATTCTAATGATAAATACATAAGAGATTATTATGTACCTGCACTTAATACAGTACATGCGGATAAATCAAAAGGAATACGATTATTAATGACTGCACAAACCTATACAGAAGGTTTCTACCCAGCAGGAGTAAAAGATTGGCATAAAGATGCTACGCCATCATGGCTAACAAATAATCCAGGTAATGTATATCCAAATGGAAACAAAAGTGGATTTAAAAGCTTACAAGAAGGGGTTAGAGCTCAATGGGAATTTGTATTAGGACCAACTTTCTTAGGAAAATCTCCATATTATAAAACATCATTTAGTCTATTCCAATATATCTCTCAATATGCACCAAAAAGAGACAATAAAGGAAAAATAGTTAATAACCCAACAGAATATACAAATTCAATTATAGCATGGTTTAAAGCAAATGGATATGATATTACAGCAAATACAACTTTAGAACAAATTAAAAACATTACAAAATAATCAATTTAAATATTTATAAACATAACAAAAGAATAAACTATGGACACGGATAAATTGTTAAAAGCCATTCAAATTTTAATTAAAGAGGAACTTAAACAACAATTACCTACTTTAATTAAAGAAAGTGTAAGGGCAGAAATGAAAAAAATGTTAGCAGAAAGTAAGCAACCAGTAGCACCTAAAAATACTGGATTGAGTATGGCTAAAGCTATTTTAGGTGATGATACTGAAATGCAAACCGAAATAACAAACAAAGTTGATAAGCAATTTAGTAAAAATCCTATGATTAATCAAATTCTTAATGAAACTAAAGGTGGAATACCTCAAGGAGATGGTGGTTTTAGAACTATGAACTTTGGACAGGGTGATATGGGTTCAATTGTAGGCAGAACAGCAGTTGCTGAAAAAATGGGTTATGGTGAATTTGCTGGTGGTGGTCAAAAGACCGGATTGGGAGTTCAAACAGGTGTACCTGAATTAGATAAAGCATTGAATAGAGATTATTCAGAACTTGTAAAAAAATTTAAGAAGTAATGGCAATAATATTAGGTAGTAAACCAATAATTGATACAAAAAAGTACAATGATTATGCGGTTGGGATTACACTTCCCATCCAAATAGGTAATACTGCTTTTAATCAATCTTTTACTACTACTGAACAAGTTAAAAGTAATATAAAAAGTTTGTTACTTACTAAAAAATATGAAAGAGTTATGCAACCTGGATTAGGTAGTGGTTTGCAAGAACTTTTATTTGAACCGGATGATGGTAACTTAGCACAAAAAATTGAACAAACAATTAACGATTCTATAAATACTTGGTTAAAATTTGTTACAATTGAGCAAATAGATGTTAATCAATCAAATGATTTAAAAGATACCAACTCTGTAAATGTTTCAATAAAATTTAGAGTAGGAAATAATGTAAGCTTAGAAAGTTTAGATTTTTCTGTTAAATCCCAATCGGTATAATATATGGCAATTAATAGTATAAATAAAAATTTTAAAAATAGAGGTAAAGATATAAAATATCTTAATAAAGATTTTACTTCTTTTAAAGCAAATTTAATAGAATTTGCTAAAACGTATTTTCCAAAAACCTATTCGGATTTTAACGAAACTTCACCTGGTATGATGTTTATAGAAATGGCATCTTACATTGGTGATGTATTGGGATATTATATAGATGATACACTTAAAGAATCTTTGATGGTTTATGCCGAAGATGAACAAAATGTTTTGGCATTGGCACAATATTTGGGGTACAAACCAAAAGTAACATCACCAGCAACTACTACTATTTCAATGTATCAAATAGTACCATCGGTAGGAGTGGGCACAGTTAATATTCCTGATAGTAAATATTTTTTAAGAATAAAAGAAGGAATGTCTATACTATCCACAGATGGTAAAGTAGAATTTAGAACAACTGATTTAGTTGATTTTGCAGATGAGCATAATAGAGAAATAACAATATATGAAACTGATGCTAATACTGGTGAACCAACATTTTATTTAGTAAAAAAATATGTAACAGCCATATCAGCAACTTTAAAAGAGCAAGATTTTACATTTGGAAATTATATACCATTTCAAAATATTAATTTAGCAGATAAAAACATTATTGAAATATATGATGTTAGAGATAGTAACGGAAATAAATGGTATGAAGTTCCATATTTAGGTCAAGAAATGGTTTTTATTGATTATCCAAATACGGAATCAAATGACCCGGATTTATATCAATTTAAATCTTCAATACCATATGTACTAAAAACAATAAAAACTCCAAAAAGATTTACAACAAAAATAAATCAAGATAGTACAACAACTATTCAGTTTGGAGCAGGAGACCCAACAGCAGCTGATGAAACTTTAATTCCAAATCTTAAAAATGTTGGATTAGGTTTACCAAATTCTATTAGTAGACTGGATGAATCATTTGACCCAACAAACTTTTTAAAAACAAAAACATATGGTACATCTCCATCTAATACAACAATTACTGTTAAATATTATGTTGGTGGTGGCGTTTCTTCAAACGTAGCTAGTGGTAAATTAACAAAAATCAATGGAGTTGAATTTGAAGAAGATATACAAAAGTTCACAACAGCAGAAAGAAATTTATATTCAACAATTAAAAGTTCTTTAGCAGTTGATAATGAAGTTCCTGCGGTTGGTGGTAGAGCTGGTGAAACATTAGAAGAAATTAGACAAAATTCTTTAGCAAATTTTGGTTCACAAAATAGAGCAGTAACTGTAAAAGATTATCAAGTAAGAGCATTATCAATGCCTGCAAAATATGGAGCTATTACAAAAGCATATGCAACCGCAGATGGTACATTGGATAACAATTCACCATCATCCATATTAGCTTCTCCAAATCATTTGCAAGAATTTACTGATTTGGTAAAAGGACTTACCAATACAAAAACTCCAGCTACTGAACAAACTATAAAAGAACAGCTTACTAAATTTTTAATAGGTAAGACTTCAAATGGTAATGAAAAAAATAATCCATTTGCAATTAATTTATATTTGTTAGGAATTGATTCTAATAATAATCTTACAAATCTTAATAGAGGTGTTAAGGAGAATCTTAAAACATATTTAAATGAATACAAAATATTAACAGATGGTGTTAATATAAATGATGGATTTGTTATTAATATTGGGATTGAATTTGAAATTGTTGTTTACAAAAATTATAACAAAAACGAAGTACTTACTGTTTGTATAAATGAATTAAAAGATTATTTTGATATTAATAATTGGACTTTTAATCAAACTATTAATTTAAGTGAGATAGAATTATTGTTAGCAAATGTAGAAGGAGTATCTTCAATTTCTATGTTAAAAATTACAAATAAATGCGGCGGAAAATATGCACCAAATGCTTACAACATAGATGCAGCTACAAAAAATAAAGTTATATATCCTTCATTAGACCCATCGGTTTTTGAAGTTAAATACCCTGATACGGACATAAAAGGAAGAGCAAAATAATGGGATACTATTTTATGACAGCATCAAAAGATGCATCGGTTTATCTACAACAACCAAATCAAAACACTGGATTGGATGAGATATTAGAAGTAAGTAAATTATACTATGGTAATATAAAAGATGTTTCTAGAGCATTACTTAAATTTGAAATAGGATATTTATCATCTTCATTAGTTAATGGAGACATTAAAATGAGTGAAGCATCTTTAATTTTGAAAGAAACTAAAAGTGAAGAATTACCATTAGAATATACTCTTTATGCGTTTCCAATTTCTGGAAGTTGGCAAATGGGTACTGGTACTAGATTTGATAATATTTCAACTCAAGGTGTAACTTGGAATTATAGAGAAGGAGATTCTAAATTAGATTGGTTAGAAAATAATTTAAATTTAGGAACTGACGCTAATCCAAATAATGGTACAGGTGGTACTTGGTGGACTGGTAATAGCTCTACGCAAGCATTTAACTATCAAACAGCAGATATTAGCATGGATGTAAAAAATATGTTAAGAGCTTGGATGAGTGGTTCAATTCCTAATGATGGTATAATAATTAAACATTCTGATACTTTTGAAAATGATACAAATGATTATGGTGTTATAAAAGTATTTAGTAAAGAAACTCATACGATATACCAACCAAAAATAAGAATAGGATGGGATGACCAAAGTTTTACAACTGCATCATTAACTCCATTAACTGCTAACGATATTAAAGTGGGAATAACTAATCTTAAAAAAGAATATAAAATAGGAACTATTGCAAAAATTAAAATATTTGGTAGAGAGTTATATCCACTTAAAACTTTTACAAATCAATTTTCATATAATAATATAAAATATTTACCTCAAACAACTTATTATCAAATAAAAGATTTTGCATCTGGTGATGTTATTATACCATTTAGTAATTATTCAAAAATAAGTTGTGATTCTGATGGAAATTATATTAAATTAAATTTTTCAAATTGGGAATCTGATAGAGTATATAAAATAGAGTTTAAAGTGGATAACGGGAATGGAGATATACAATATTTTGATGATGATATAACTTTTACTATTGTAAAACAATAAAAATGGACGGAACAGGTTTAAAAAATGACGCTCTTATATCTGAATTACTAATGAGTGGTTCAGCAACCTTACAACCAAGAAATTCATCTGGGGTGTATATGTTTGATGCGTCTAATCTTCAAGATGGAATTGTTTCTGGACAATTAACAAAACCAAAATATAATAATACTGAATTAATAAAATCAGTAGATACAGTAATAGTTGAATTATTACCAGTAGAAGCGCCACCATTAGATGATACTGTACCAAGACCAATATATAATGAAGCTACACAATCCGTAATTGATTTAACAGCAGAGGTTGCTAGATTAAATACAATTGTTAGTGATTTGAGAGCAAAGGTTGATGAAGTTCAAATTATATCAGAAAGTTTAAGAGTATCTTTAGATTTAAAAGATATAAATGTAGCAGCATCTCAAAATCAAACTACTCAATTAACAACTAAAATTTCATCAACAATAACTCAATTACAAAACTCTATACAAAAAGCAACAGCAGAATCTATACAAAGAGTTTCATTGTATGCTAGAAATCAATCATTACAACAAGAGTTAGATGCTTTAAGAATAGCAGCATCTGCAAAAGAGCAAGCATTAGCAGCTGGAGCGGTTTCAACTGGTCAATTGGCTAGTATATTATTTGATGCTGGTGACCCAACAAAATCTGCAGTTAAAGGTACAATGCTATCTATGGATTATGGTGGTGGATATGGTTCTAAGGCATCTGCAGGAAAGTTTGCAGCACCTGGTAATGAGTTTGCAGCAGCATTTAGAAGTTATTTTGATGTAATTGCATCATCTGGATTGACAGGTACTCAAAAGATAACAGTAGATATAAAATTTTCGGGAGGTGGTGTAACTAATTCTATATTTGATTTTGGAGTTTCATTACCTGCAACATTGGATAAAGGTGAAACAAAAAGATTTGATATGTCAAAACCATCAGCATATTTAAATTCATTAGCAGGTCAACATGGTGGGGGATTGTTTTCACATTCTAAACCAACTGAATATAATTTTACAATGAGTATAATAGTTACTGATAGTAATGGTAAAACCGAAAATAAAGACTTTACTATAAAATTATACAATCATAATTAATAACAATGGCAATAAAAACTATAAAAGAAATAATAAATAACAAAGGATACGTTGTTAATTCAAATGATAGAGCAATCTTTGAACAAGGTAATTTGCAATCTTTCTTTGGTTTTGGTGAAAAAGATGCTATTGAATTTATTATTTATGATATAAATGATAACCAACTTCCACAATTAGATGGTTCGATGGTTAGATATATTCCATTGACAAGTGATAATATTTCTGATTATTTATTGATAGCAGAGGGTACTATTTTAACAAAATATAAATTACCAAACGAATATTTTATAGATGTTGAAAGATTACTAAGAGAATCTGGATATGATAATGGTATATTCAAAACACAAATTACTTTACTAAATAAAAGAGTTGGTACTGAAAAAGAAAATGATAAATTGTGGATTTCTGAAATATCACCTTCTAGAACTGAAGTAAGATTATACCCAATACGAAAAATAAACTTCCCAAATCCAGAATTAGAAGA